GGTTCCACAGATACAGACTTCAAGCTGATTGGTATCAGTACGGAGAGCAATCCAACCGTTTTGAATGCCAGAACAGGAGGCATCACCACCGCTGAAGGGACGCAGGTAGAGGTTCCCCGCGCTGCCGATGAAAATGTTGGAGTTTGTGCTCCCGGTGGGAGTCGCAATACCGCCGTTCGCCGTAATCGAAGATGAGAATGTCGCGGTTCCGGTGTGCGTCGATGTCCCGCCCACCGTAAGATTCACGAAAGTGGCATTCCGGCTCGAGTCTACAATCGTGGTCCCGTTGACCTTGTAGGGGTTCGCCCCGGTCACGTTGATGGAGCCCGCGCTGCTGATGTTCCCGTTTCCATCAACCGAAAACAGACTGTTGGAGTTCTGGAACGTGATGCTGGCCCCGGTCACAGGGCTCTGAATCGCGCCTGCACTGCTGATGATGGACTGCCCATTGATTGTCAGGCTCTGGCCGATCAGGTTCCGGGAGGCGTCAACCACCGTCGTGCCGTTCAGTTTGATCGTGCTGGTGTGGTCTACCGAAACGAAGGTGGGGGAATTGCTGGTCCCAATACTCTGCGGAGTGGTCAGGGTGATACTAGAACCTCCCGGCGTAACAATGACTTGGTTCGCAGTACCGATGATGTTCAGCGCACCGGTGAGGCTGTTCAGGCTCGTAACACCAGCCGCCGTTCCCATCTGGATTGTTTGGTAGGCCGCGCCGTTGATGCTCGCGCGCAGCGTGTTTCCGACATCGGCATAAATGCGGACCTGTCCGGCACCCGAAAGGGCCGGCGCGCTCTCCTGAGTGAACAGCAGGGAATCGCTGGCGAACAGCGTTTTGGCCGCTACCTGCCCGTTGGCCGCCTGAATGGCGGTAGCACTGCTCGATGTGGTTGTGAACCCGCCCGCGGACTCCGTGTAGCCATTGGTGACGGTCAGGGCCGGATTGCTGGTGCTGGTGCCATTCACCGTCAGGTGTTGGCTCGCGGCGTTGAAAGTGTAGTTGGCCGAGCCTCCTACGATGGTTCCCGTGGTGGTGTAGTACGCCACCTGATACTGGACCGCAGAGGAAACGGTACCGCCTCCGCCTCCGACCGTGCAGGCGCCGCCGGCATCCACAAAGTTTCCGCTGGCATCGATCGAGACGCAATGCCCGTTCGTGAGCGTTCCGAAGGAAGTTGCGATCGGCGTGAAGGCCACGCCATTGATGGAGATGTTCAGCCGGTTTGCGTTCCCGGCAATACCGCTGGACCCATCGTCCGCATAGATGCGAACCTGCCCAAGGGCGGAAAGCGCCGGCTGCGCCAGGCGCTGCATGAGCAGGGAATCGGAAGCGTAAAGGGTTTTGCTGGCGACTTGCCCATTCGCTGCTTGAATGGCTGTGGCTGAACTTGAGGTGGTCGTGAAGCCGCCAGCAGATTCAGTATACCCGCTCAGGACCGTCAGGGCCGGGTTACTGGTCGAAGTGCCGGTAATGGTGAGGTGCTGGCTACCGCTCACCCAAGTGAAGTTGGCCGATCCGTTGATGGTGGTAGCGCCCGAGTAGTAACCGACGTTGTTGACCGAACTCGATGTGATCGTGCCGGAACCGCCGCCAGTGGTGCAGGGTCCGCCAGCATCGATGAGGTACTTCCCGGTGCCGTCGATGGTCACGCAATCCCCCGCCACTAGTGCGCCGCTGGTGAACGCGAATGGGACGTAGGACGCGCCATTGATCGAAGCATTCGGCCAGTGAGACGTGGAATCCATGTAGGCTCGAGTCTGGCCGGAAGCACTGAGTGCTGGCGCCGCTTCCTGAATCCAGAACAGGCTGTCCGTAGCCACCACATACTTTCCGGTCACGCCGCCGGCGGGAGATTGAATTGAATCGATGTTGGTTGAATCGGTTCGATAACCACCATGGGAATCAATGTACCCGGCCCCGATTAGCGTTACGATGTTGCTCGAGGTCGAGTAAAGGAAATTCGCATCGCCGCCGAACAGGCCGCCGCTGGTTCGAATCTGAATAGAATTCGTGACTCCGCCAGGCGAACCGCCGCCGCCTCCGCCCGAGATGCAGGAGAAGGTGAGGCTTTCGTTCGCAACCATCAAGCAGTGCGCGGTATCGTCCCAGTAAATCGCCCCCTGGTGGAATGCGTCGTTTGTGGTAAGGGGAGGGGTTCCAGCATAGTGGCCAGCATTGACGTAGTGATTTGCGGAGAAGCTGAAGGCGTGCATCCCACCTTGCAGGGCGTCGAAGGCGTTGTAACTGGTGATGTCCGTCGCATAGCCGCCCATCGCGAACATATACATATTCAGGTTCAACCCGAAAATCTCGTTCGGATTGAACGCCACCGCGCAGCCGGGCGGGCTGGTTCCGGCCAGGGGAGACTCGGATACCCACATCACGGCATCGTTCGTGCCGAACGAGTCCCCGGAGACTGGCGAGGGCTGATTGACCGGATTTCCATACACGTCAAAGCAGGAGGTTCCCGGGTAGGTGACCGGCTTCAGGTGGATGTATCCGCCGTTCCCGGTGGCGCCGCCGCTTGATTGCTGCACGATTATGGCAGTGCTGGTGCCCGAGCCTCCGCCGGCTGTGGTGCCGATATTGTCCTGCGTCCAAAGAATCGACCCGGTTGTGCAGGTCCCGTCACCGCCGGACCGCAGCACGTATTTGTAGAGCGCGGTGTTAGTGATCCAAATCGAAGCGCGGCCGGCCGAGTCCAGGATTACCGGGTTGCTGTTGGCTACCAAGGCCGTGGAATCGGTGTATGTGGCCTGGGGGACATTGGTTCCAGCGAGGTAGGTGCAGAGCTTTCCGCCTGCCAGCGGCGCGCCGGTGGAGTCCAGCCATTGGACCTCGGGCTGAGGTGACGGAAAGGCCGTTTGAGCCCTCAAACCGGGGAGCAAAATGAGTACCAGCAGTGCGAGCCGTTTCATCAGTAAGGAACCCCCGTCAGAAGCAATGTCCAGTCACAAACGCCCGCATTTCGGCTCATCCCGCCCGTCCCCATATCATTCCTCATCCGCGGCATAGGCTTGTTAAGGTTGCGAAGTTCCACGCGCGCCTTATATGCATCCGTCCTGAGCAATGCCAGCGGATATTTGTGCACCAGGACATCCAAAGTGCACATCGGCCAGAGCCTTTCGGCCAGTGTGAAAATGATGGCATCCTGGTAGCCCGGCGGGTACTGCATCGGATCGGATACGGTGATCGGCGGGTTCAGGAAGCCATACGTGAAGAATTCGAGCGAATTCGCATTAAGAGGCGGCCAGCACCAAATGATACCGAAGGGCCACGCAGGTTCATAGTAAAAGACCGTCGTGACGTTGATTGGCGTCAACTGCAGGACATTGATGGATGCCCACTCCTCAGCCGAGACCGGCGAAAGCGGGATTCGGGTAGGTGGGCCCGAGGTCGCTTGGTACACCAGATTCGCGCGGATAATAGCGGTCGGCCGCGGACCAACGAAGTCAGCGGTGACTATCACGTCATTGGTTCCGGTCTGAGTCGCTACCTGCGAAATCTGGAGCAGTTGCACGCCAGGGCTGAAGTCCGGGAAAACATCGGTGATCGTGGTTCCTGGGCTGATGGCGTTCCCGCTGAGGCTCATCCCAGGGCGAAGGCCAGCAATCAGGTTCGAAGTGCCAGAGAAGGCCACGAGGTTGATTCCGGAAGTCGTGCCGCCGGCGGCGATGGTGAACGACGGTCCGATGTAGAACCCGAGCCCGTTGATCTGCCCAGACTCGATCGCGGCGTTCCCCTGGCCGGTAACCGGGTAGACGTAATCCGGCACCGTATAGTTCATGGTTCGGCGGGTGTTCCAGCCATCGAACATGAACCCGATTTCCCGAAGCCCATCGGCCAACAGTTCGGCGTTTGCCTGGTAGCCTGGACGCAACTGTCCGCAACGCCTCAAACTGGCGTAGATGAAATCCTGGGCGGTCATGGGCTACCCTCCGATTTGTGGCTGTTGTGGGGCTGCTGCAGCCGGCGCCGGTTTCATCCGGTTGATGCGGTTCGCTTCCCTTATGCGGGCTTCGCCCTTCAGGCCGTTGGCGGTCACCAGGGCCGTGGTTTCCTGTCCGATCGCCGCGCCGAACCTGGTCAGGCATCGATAGGCCAGGACCCAGTTCAAGGCGTCCTGGTAGCCGGCCGGAACCTGATAATTGGTGCCCAGGGCCCAGGTGGTGAAGGGAACCGCACAGATGAGCTCGACAACGGGCGAAACGATGGCAAACTGCGGGCAGGGATAGAGGTACAGAGTCCCTAATCCGGCCGCGTCCACGTTCCAATCGTAGTAAACCTCATCCGGAGTCGCCGAAAACGAGGTAACCAGGTCGTTATGGTCGAAATATTCAGCCGAATCGACCATTTTGAGCTCATTTCGGTTGGAGCCGGTGACATAGCTTGCCTTGTAAATCCGGCTCGGTCGCGTGAAGTTGAAATCTCCTCCGGTTCCCACCGTGTAGGAACGGGTTCCGGATACCACCGGCCCGGATTGCGGGAGCAGGGAATAGATGAAGTCCTCATCGATTCCCCAGGCATCCCAGAAGGCGTTCAGTTCGGCCAGGGCATCGACAGAATCTGAGTTTGACGGAGTTCCGCCTTGCTCTAGGATTCCAAGCTGCGTGAGTGCGGCGTTAACGATGGCCTGGCCTGTGGGCATCTACTTTCCCTTTTCGAGGGCTTCCAACCGTGCGAGGAGCTTTTCCTGCGTTTCCGCTTGGCGGGCCAACTGCGCGCGTAGCTCGCGGTTTTCGTCCTGAACCATCTTCTTTTCGGTGGCCGGATCGAGTACGGCAATCTGTGGCCGCGGATAGGGGTCTTTTCTGAAATTTTCGTCCAGCGCTTCCTTGAGCTCCTGCTTGTTGCGGACGATCCGTTCATCTCCATTGGCATGGTAGACCATCATCGGCCAATCCTGGTGAACATAGGGCTGGCGGATCTCGTCTTTGTCGACCGGTCCGCCGGTGGGAGTATCCACGCCGCTGAGGTTCAGAAGGGCATCGGCCACTTCGCGGTGATGCTTTCGGAACGTGCCCACGCTTTCACGAAGGCCGCCCATGGGTTCCCCAAGTCCGATCGGGGCGCCCGTCACGATTACGCTGCTGTTTGATCCCATATTGTAGTCGTCTCCAATCTCCAAGCGGTCAGGATTCCGGGAATAAGGCTCCGGAACCCTGCTCACCAGGAGTGTAGCCATAGTCTACCGCGTGACAGCCGCGCCCAAACCGAAGCTGGCCGCGGTGACGGTGTACCCCGCGCCGTATACGTTTCCGGCGTCGGTGGCGTTCCAGTCGGTTGCCCCGATCATGGAAGTGTAGCCGGCCAGGATGACGGACCCGCCGCTCGCGACAATGACGGCCGCCTGAGTCAACTGGGTTGATGGGGAAGCCGCATCGATAGAGTTCATGAACACGTTGTCCCGGAACAACAGGAATCCGGCCATGCTGGTTGCGGGAACCCGCATAAACACGGTGTTCGTTGCCGAGCTCGTCTTCATGAACCAGGAGCAACGCCGGAATTCGTTCCGGCTGGAAGCCGCGGTGCCATCCAACTGCAGAAGGGCATTCGCGGCGGCACCCTGGGTGATGGTGTCGTTTCCGATCAGGCAATCCTCGAAAACGTTGTCGGAGCATCCGCTCAGTTTGATCTGATAGGAGCCCGCGATTGCGTTCGCCGCGGCTGCCATCTGAATATGGCAGTTCACGATGTGATTGCGGGAACCGGTCACAAGGAAGCAACCGGTGGGTGCCGTGCTCGTCACGCCTTCCGAAAATTCAACGCCCGAAATCAGGCAGCCATTTCCGGAAAGGGTGAAGAGGTTTGAAGCAGTGGCGTAGGTCGAAAGGAAGGCCACGCGCGAAAAGCTGGAGGAAGCCTGGTTGTTCACACCGATGAGGTGAACCAGATCCTTGTTCCAGTCGAGAGTGGCGCTCTGGAAGTCGGTCGTGTTGGCAATCGTGCTGCCCTCAGCGCAGAACAGAACGATATCGTTCTGGTTGGCAGTGGCCGCCGCCAGGGCGAAGAGCAGAGTCTTGAACGCGCTGGCCGCGCTTTTCCCGTCGTTCTGGTCGGAGCCAGTGAAAGGCTTTACCCACCAGACGTTGCCCTGAGTGACGAAGGGCCCGGCGATCAGCGCATTGAGCGCCAGAACCGCTTGGGCGGAGAAGACTCCGCCCGCTGTGATTGGAGAAGGAAGCGGCATGTCTGGCTCCTATGCGATGTAGGACGGATACCACTTGCTGGTATTCCAGTCGTAGGTGAAGGTGAGAGCCTTCGATACAACGGCCGTGCCGGCAAGCGCGATCGAGCCGTCGCCCGTGGTCCAGGTGAACACGCCATCCGGAATCACCGTGAACGAACCGCTGGTGAACCCATTGGGCAGTGTGAACCCGGTAATGGCCGCAGTCCCCGTGATATGGAACAGCGGGCCGCTCGGCTGTACTGCGGACGCTGCAGAGGCAACAGCAGCGGTAGGCGAGGGCGGCGCGGAGGTGTTGTTGAAGCCCGGCACCCAGGAAGCGGATACCGTGCTGTAAAGCCATTGCTGGCCGGTGGTGACATCCAGCACCCATTGCTGAGTGGGGGTGGTCCGCGGGATCGCGTTCGGCGGCCGCGAAACAAAGAATTCCGGCAAGGTTACGTCGATGCTCTGGATGAGCACCAGCGCGCCGCTGAGGTGAGGCATTTTGTACTCATCGAGCCGGGCGACGGGAACATAGGTGCCATTCGCGGCACCGGTGACCGTCATCAGTTCGCCGCGAGTTGCGCCGGGATCGAGCACATAGAGCTTTTGCATGATCCCGAGAGTAGGGGCCGAAATGGCAGACGCGGAGGTCAAGTTGAGAATGGTCCCGTTGACTGTAACCGCCGATGCCAGAGTGGTTTGGGTAGGATTTGCCATGGTTTTTCTCCTTTTTCTCCTTCGCCCTTACCCGTAGATCACGCAGGAGAAGTAATCCGCGTACTGGGCCGCGAAACCGTAAATCACGTCCATGCGTTCGGTTTCGTACCCGGCATACGGGCCGCTCGATTGCCACTGCCGGATGGACCGGAGGTAGATTCCGGGTGTTCCGGACTCCTCGCCGCCCATTACTTCGGCCATTACGTTCATCGGCTTATGGAGCTTCACGAACGCCGCGGTGTAGGCTTCCTTCTGGAACGCAAACGCCGTGTTCACGCTCTGTCCAGTGGTTCCCTGAATGGTGATGGCCGCATTGGCCGCCGGGCTTCCGCTGCAGTTCTGGAACTGCCCGCTCGGGATAATGGGCGGGTAGATCTGCAAGGTTGCCGCACCGGTGGTATCGGTAACGGATTGGGTCACCACGAACTGCATCAGGTTCGCGTTGCCGCTGTATGCGGTGTGCAGGCCGGAAGGATTGACCTTGTAGACGCCCGCGATTGTGAACCGGTCGCCCGGGTTCAGGCTGAGAGAGCTTGAGGTCCAGTTGTTGGTGATGAGGCTCGAACCGCTCTGGTTCGCGCCGTTCACGCGGCCGGCGCCGGCATACGTTCCCACGGTGAATCCGGGGATCTGCTCATCGCGCATGAAATCGAAGCCCGCATACGACCCGACAACGCCGGTGAGATATTGTTTTCCGACTACCGAAGAGGGGTTGAACAGCGTTTGGCTGGCGCCGATGAGGTTCTGCTCGAAATCCGAGGTCCAGATTACCGAGCGGTCATTGTCGGGCGCCAGGAGCTTGTTCAAGTTGGTACGCGCCGAATTGTAGGTCGCTGTGGTGGTTGGAATCGTGCCAGGCGTACCGACAAAGTTCGGAGTGGTCACCTGCATGTAAGCCAGGAGATCCGCGTCAATTTGGTTTCCGATCATGATTCCGAGCGGCCGGCTGTAATCCTCATGGAAGCGGTCCATGCTGAGGAACAGGGCTTCATCCGTGTCGTTGTAGATGAAGTCGCCGCCGCGCCAATAGGAAATCGTGAGCGGAACCGTGGTCTGAACGATCGGCTCAGGTTGGAAGGCTTGCCCTTGCCGGCCAAGGGGCCGCCATGGGCGTTTGATCGAAAGCGTTGTTCCGATCGGCGTTTTCTGCTGGAAGTAGTCTTCGTGTTCGCGCCCGATAGACCGGAGGGCCGCGCAGTTGTTGTAAAGAACCCGCAGAACCTCGGCAGTTACCTCTTGGCGAACAGGAACGCTATTGATGGGCATGAGCCGAATCTCCTAGTTTTGGAGACCGGCCAGCGGCTTCAGACCTTGGCGAATTGCATTCTGTTCCGCTCGTCAATCCAGGCTGCGCTTCCAATTGGAGGCTTTGCCGGGGGAGCAGACCCGCCTTCAGCCTTGACCTCTGACGAAGGTCTCGGTTTCCGAGCATCAAGCTCGGCTGCGTCTGTTCCGCCCGGGAGTGGTTGCTCCTTCTGCGGGGTGCTTGCGGTCTTTCCAGTACCGTTACTATCCGTACCAGAGCCTTGCGCGGGCTTTCGTTCTGAATTGTACAGTGTTTCTACTTTCCCTTCAAGCCTACGGAAATATTGCACCTGATCCGCGGGTTTGTCCTTCAGGTCGATGAGGCGTTGCATTACCTCTGGAAATTTCGCCATATGATACAAAACACCGGCCTGAACGTCGCTGGTGGCGAGCAGCGTCATAAGCCCGGGATGCTCCTGGGGCTTGATCTTCGGGTGATCTTCGTTTTCCGCGGAGGCTTTCTGGACAGCATCCCAATCCGGAAAGAGCTTCACGTCCTCCTGCATTTTGGTCGTGGACTCGCGGACCCGCTCGGCTAGCGCGCGCTGTGTCTCTTCTGCGAAGGTGTCTTCATCGCGCTTCGCCAGGATCTTACGCGCCTCCTCCCGAGCTTCCCACTGCCGGAGTGCCTTATCGTACTCGCCATCGCTCGCAAACTTCGCCCGCTGAGGCTGCGCGTCATCATCCACCGATACTGCGGGCTCCGCGCCCGCTGGCTTCCCCTCAACCAGCTTGCGGAGCCGTTCATTCTCCTGGGCCAGGAGTTCCGCGCGCGCTTCCGCGGCTCCCAGGTTGCGCTCCATACGCCTGAAGGACCGGGAAGGCCGCCCGCCGGTCTCTTCCTCATCGTCGCTCGCGACAGGTGCCGGAGGGGGCGGCGCGGGCGGTTTCGCTTCAACCGGAGGCTTCGGATCAGCCTTTGGCGCTTCGCCGCGCACCGGAGGTGCCACGCCTTTGTTGCGGGCGTCGATGAAGGCTTTGCTGTCGAACGGCTTTTCTTCAACGGGCGTTACGGTTGTGGTGCTCATTCAGGTTTACCTGCTTTTTGCTGCTCGGCACGAATTTGGGTAAGATTGCGATGGTATGACTCTAAATTCCTATCTATCTGCCATTTGAGGCTATCGCAGTGCGTGGAAAGCGCCGCAATCCTCGTGTCAGACGATTTCTGCAAAGCGGCCTTTTCGGCATCCAACGTGCGGATTTGGCCACGGGCAAAATTCAGGTCAGTTGTCCGTTCCTGCAATTGCTCAGAAAGAAATAGATTCGCCCTTTCAAGCCTGGACACTTGAGACTGAAGATCTACAATTTGCCGTTGCGGGGATTTAGGCTTCGGGCGAGTGCTCATCTTCCCTCGCGAATTCTCTGCGCTATAACCTCGGCAGTAACCTCGTGGGCGCAAACCCCTTCAGGTGTTGACCAGTTGGGATTTGGAGTTTGCCCATATTGCTCCGCGATCTTCGCGCAGCGCTCACGCTCTGCCAGGACGGCTTGTTTCATTTCTTCCTGCGCACCTTCCAGAGCGGCCTGAATAATAAACAGATTTTTTTCAAGGTGGTGGAGCACTTCCTCGGAGGCTGTCTTTGTTGCTTCGGTGTTCACTTCTGTGCTCCTGCAGATTCCGGTTCGTTCTCGGCCGCTTCCTGCGCGATTGCTGCGTTTTTATCGGCCATGCCGGCTTCGTGGGCCTGCTGCCCGGCCTGCATCGTTTTGGCCTGCTCATGCTCCGCGGCCTGCATCGCGCGATCGTGTGCCATGCCGGCGATGGTCTCGAGCAAGGAAGCCTCCCGATCCGCGCCGGCCGTATCGGTGTCCTTCGAAGCGTTGATTTTTGCCACCTCGAGGGAGGTAAGAGCCTTGATGGCCGTCTCCCACTTCCGCGCCTCGATCTCGGGCAGCTTGCTTTGAATGGCCTGCTGGAGTTTCTGGACCAGCATCGTGAGCACTTGGTTCTTCTGCTGCTCCTGCTGGAGCTGCTGAGCCATTTCCTGCGGGCTCACCTCACCATTGTCTGGGGGTGCCAGCAGGTCAGCCATGCCTTCTACCTGAGAGTTCCCCGAACCAATCATTCGCAGGAACTTCGCCGCCACTCCGGGCGCCGCGAGGGCCTGCGGTGCGATTTTGAAGAAGTTCGTAAGGGCTTCAACGGCTTCCTCTTGCCGGGTTTCCCAACCCGGGCCGGCGGTCACGCGCGTCGAATACTCGCCTACCGTGATATCGTTCGGCTTGCCCTTCTGGCCAGTCTTAGGGTCCATGCCGTCAGCATCGAACATCTGATTGATGAGGGCGATTTCATGGCTCGAGTCCGGTCGGACAATCGTTACTGCGCGCGGCCCGTCAAGAATCTTTGAGTGGATGTAATCGATCTCCTGATACATCACGCCGATGGCGCGGTGCAGGTTGTCGGCATAGGAATAGTTCCCTACGTTGGATTCGCTTCGAAGCTGTTCAATTGCGCGACCGCTCTGCTCCCCCTTCTGCGCACCGAGGGACGGATCGTAAATCGCCGTCACAGCTTTGATGGCATCGGAGAAGTAGGTCCCGAGGGCCAGCAGCCATTGAATCGGGGTCTCCCAGGGGTTGCGCTGCGGGGCTGGCAGGAGAACGTTCTCACCGTTCGGGCCGGCTCCGAATACCGGCTTGACTTCCAGATAGGCGTAAATCTCGCTGTTGGCGTTCTGCCATCGCGGGTCTTCGAACTGGCCTTCCCAACCGATGAATGGTGCCTTGGGCATGAGCCCGGCGAGTTCGGTAGCCGTGGTGGCGACGTAATTCAGTGCGCGGTTCGCGTCCAGCGCGCCGGATATCAGGGAGAGCCGATACAACTTGTTCTCAATCCAGATTTCCGGCCCGAGCACTGGGAACAGGGGGATCAGGCGCCCGAGCCAATCGGTCTCGGCCAGCACTTCGAAGGCGTCGACCACGTACTTGCAGATCGTCCGGCGGGAGACCTTGCGGCGATACTCGTCGCCTGGCAGTGGCGTTATGCCAGCGGGAACAGGCTCATCCTTGAACCGTGCTATCCGGTCGCTGTACAGGATCAGTTCATCGTCTTCGAGTTCAACCTGATAGAATTCCGCGACGTAGTAGGGACCTTTCCCGGCGCCGGTCCATTCATTGAGCCAGCGCATATCAGTGTCCGCGCCCAAAGCATCCGCAATCCAGCCGCGGACGGACTGAAGGCCCCGAGATTCCAAAACTCGTCGACCTGCTCCGAACTGCGCCATATACTCATCCCGGTTATACATCCGCAGCTTGCCTGCCCACATCGCATCCTGGCGGTTCGCCATGCGCGCCTTGGGGTCCCAGAACACCATGTCCGGGTCTTCAACTGAGGTGATTTTTAGCCGTTGAGCGAAGCTGCGCTCGCCGGCGAATTCGGATTCGAGCTCGATAACACCGTATCCGCTGGCCGCCACATATTTTCCCGCAGTGGCGTATGCCGTGCGCGCGTGGCTGCGAAATTCCACCTCGCGGATCAGCCCTTCCTTGATGTCGGCTACCTGGGGATCGGCCCCACCACCAACCGGGTGAACCTGTGGGCCCGGGGGATTGAGACGGATGTCACCTTCGATCTGGTCCACGGCGGGCTTGCACTTGTTGATGGTGACCCATGGCCTGCCCTGGGCCTTGCGCTTCGCGATCTCTTCATCCCGCCACTGCAGGTCACCGCCCGCATAGAAACGCAGCCTTAAGATTTCGGCTTCACGCTGTGAACTGGTGGCTGTGCGGTAGGCGTTATAGCAACGCCTGACGTAGGCGGGTAGGTCTTTCT